CTTCGTCAGCCCGTCGATGGACAGCACCGTGTCGGCGCCGGTGGTGTAGTTCTTGTTGCCGGCGGTGAAGAACGAGCCGTTGTTCAGGAAGATGCCCCAGAACACGTCGTTGATCTTCAGGCCGCTGCCACGGCCAAGCTTCCGCGGGACCGTGGTGATGGCGCCGAGGTCGTCGTTGATGATGTCGCGCCGGTCGATGGCCAGCTGCAGGCCGTAGGTGTCGGCCTTGTTGGTGTAGGACTCGTTGCCCAGCGTCCCGTGCTTGAGTTCGCCGCCGGGGGCGACGATCTCGTACTGGTCCTTGCCGATCAGGCGATACGAAGTGACGGTCTTGAAGTCCGACACATTCCGCACCGCGCAGATGTTCCGCCAGGTCCGCTCGACGCTGAAGAAGCCCTCGAGCAGGAACTTGTTGGCGACGTTGGACAGGATGCCGCCGATGTCGATGGTGGACCAGCCGGCCTGGATTCCGCCGGCATGGCCGAACGCGAACCGCAGCACGGCCCGGCTGTCGCGGAAGTTCCGCCCGTCGTAGCCGTTGGCCCACGCGGCCTCCAGCAAGAGTTCCTGCAGGCCGATGCCGCCCTTGAACCGCTTGTCGGCGGCCTCGACGGACTTTTCACCGAAGGCGGCGACAACCGCGTCGCCCTTGACGCCGCCGGTGAGCATGCACGCGGCTTCCAGGACCGAGCCGGTTCCCGGCGCGCCGGGATCGGGAATGTGCGCAGCCGGGGCCTTGGGCCTGTCGGCGCGCAGGACCTCCAATTCGGTGCGGGTGACGTCCCAGCCATCCTTGATGGCCTTGGCGCAGATCTCCGCGTGGGTGTCGCCGCAAACCTTGCGCACGGCCACGATCCGCTCCTGCTCAGCCGCGGCGCTGGCGCGCATATCGGCGACGCACGTCGCGGTGATGCCGGCGCCGGCCGTCGCGGTCGTGGCCGCGGCCTTGATGGCAGGCGTGCCGGCCTCCGTGCCGGCGGTCGCCTGTGCCGTAGCGGCCGGGGCTTCCTTGCCCTCGATGCCCTCTGCGGTCTTGTCCTGCTTGATGGTGTCGTTACCGTCCATGTTGATGTTCTCCTTGGCCGAAGCGGCCACATTGGCCGACGTGTTCCCGTCGGCTCCAAGATCGACGAATGAAATCTCGCCCAGCGTCGCCTTCCTGACGACGTTCACGGGCCCGATGAAGTCCCGGCCGTTTACCAGGGCCGACTGACCTTCCTTGATGAACTCGAACTGTTCGACCGACGCCCCGATGCTCGCCTGCCAGGGAAAGCCGTTCTTGGCGTCGGCGACCACCTCGCGGGCGACCTGGCCCGTGCAGGAGATAACGCCCGCCGCTACGAGCTGGCCGGCCTCGACTCGGATGCTCTCGGCGTGGCCGATACGGGCGCCGTGCGACTCACGGATCGGGGCGTTCTGCCGCGGGACAGCCAGCCCGGCCAGGTCCACGACCACAGGGCACCGCCAGCCGGCCACCCGCATCGGCCCGCCGGTGTAGGCGACCATGCTGAAGCGGGGAAGTGCGGGCTTGCCATCGCCAGCGTCGGCGCCGGCGGTGATGTCCATCTGCGCAGTTAGTTCCAGCCGGTCAGGCGGCTTTTGATTGAGGGGTGTCTTGTTCGTCTTCATCGTCTTCATCTTCCTTGACTTGATCCTGGGGCGGACTGGCCGGCGCCGTCTGCGCCACCGTCAGCCCCAGTTCCCTCATCAGGGCCACTTCCTTCGCCCTCTGGCGAAGCTCGGTCTCCCAGTCCTTGCCCTGTCGGGCGTACTCGCTGGCCAGCGTGGTGGTGTTGGAGGCAAGGCGCTGGGCCTGGGCGGATGCCTCCTTGGCCGGGTCCACGTGCTCGTGGCCATCCCAGAACCACTGGTGCGGCCACGAGCTTCTTGGCAAGTACAGGCCCGCGCCCGCCAGTTCGGGATAAACCTTGACCGCCTCAGCCATCCATGCATCGAGAACGCGGTCCAGGACGACCGACTCGACGTGCGATTGCTCGACCCGGATGCTCTTGTAGTAGGTCTGATGATCGAGCCGCCCCGATGCATAGTTGTAGCCCGAGGAATTGCAGGCCGCGATGTTGTACGGCATGTTCAGGCAGCGGGCGATCTCATTGAGGATCTCCCGCTTGAACATGTCGTAAGTGGTCACAGGCTGCTCGGCCTTGATCTGCGAAGGCTCCCAGCCCTCCGGTGTGAAGACCGCCATGTTCGGCGAGAACTCCATCTCCGTCATGGGCTCGACTTCCGCCGCTTCGCCGCCGGCCGGGGCGTTGGTCTTCATCAGGACGGCGATGTTGGCGGCGCTCTCGGCCGCGCCGATCACCGCCAGCGTGTACCTCCGGAGTTGCGCAAAGAGCGGCAGCGCCGGCAGGATGTCGGGCAGGCCCCGACGCTGGCCCGGCCGGTCGGCGCGGAACCAGTGAATCACGCTGTCGGCCCGCACGCGCTGGAAGTCCAGGAAGGAAGCCCTCGCGCCACTGCCGGGATGCGACTTGAGGATGTGGTAGGCCACCGGATTGCCGAACGGGTCGAACTCGATGCCGTCCACGGCCAGTTCCGCTCCCAGGACGCCCAGCTTCGCACTCGGCGTGGCGACCTGCTCTGCCTCGATGAGCTTAAGGTCCAGCTTGACGGGCGAGTTCAGATTGTCGTTGCTGAACAGCATCGCGAACGCTTCACCGTCCTGCGCCCTGGCCATCCGCATGGTGCGGAGCTTGCCGGGCAGGTCCACGGCCTTCGCCCAGGCCATGAACTCGCGCTCGATTGTCTGATTGGTCTTGGCCGAGTCGCCTTCGGCAAGCCCGCCGCGGCGGGTCGAACCGGTCAGCATCTGAAGGCGCGGCCCGGTGCCGGTCACGTCGTTGGCCAGGGTCAGCACGATGCCGCGGGCGTAGGAATTGTTGGCCACCTCGTAGCGGGCACGGTTGCGGAGCGTCTGACGGACAGCAGGGCTGGCCGCGGCGTCGGCCGAGAGGCCGTCCGCATTGGCCCAGTGACGCCGGTTGTCGGCGTTGGTCTGGGCCGAGTCGAATTTGGCGCGGACGACCAGCGTGCGTGTGACCGCGCCCGTCTGCTTCGACCGTCTTGTAAATGGCCACCAACCCATGTTCGTTACACCGTTCCTGGAGGTACGATCTTGACCCGGGTGAACGCCTTGGCCGGATTCTTCGAAGCCGCCCGCTTGCCGGCCAGATACTTGTCCGCGGCGATCTGATCCGGCAGCGAGTGCTGCTGCGCACTCACGCCATCAGCCGTGACCTGCTTGGGGCCTGCCGCGTTCTGCTCAATCGAGTTGTCCAGTTCTTCCACCATCGCATTTCCAAGCCTGCCTGCCGGTAGGCAGGTCCGACAACCGGCCGCGCGAGCCAAAAAGAAAAGGCCTCGTGAAGTCGTGGCTCCACGAAGCCTTGGTAACTTTTCGGCAGCGCCCCGGGGATCAGCCGGTGCGTCGCGCGTCCTGGTTGTCTGATAGTATTATCCTTCTCCCATGGCCTTCTTCAAAGCATTACACGCTCTCCAAGCGGGCCTTCTGGGAGGCCGTTTTCCATATATGGAAAGAATCTTCATCACGGCTGGCCCACCGCCCGCTCGCACGTCGTCATGCGCTGTCCGCAGTGCCGACACCGTCGATACCGGATGATCATACGGTTGACTTTCCGCGTGTGGTCGACCATGAAGTGCCGACAGCCGCACTTGCGGCATTCCAGGCCGTTGCTCGTTTCTGCGGCGGGCCAACTCTTCCGGGTGCTCATAGATTCGGCCATGGCTATCTCCTCCGCAGGTCTTCCTGCGTGTACTTCTTCCGCTGGCGAACCGGCGCAGCCTCACCGGCTGGTTTGACGCCCACCATGCTGGCCGCGGCTGCGCAGCCGACGAGACAATCGAACCAGTGGTTGTCCGGCCGCGTCGGCCATGGGGTCCACTCGCGGACCACGCCGCCGGGGCCTATGACCTCGACCCACTTCTCCGAGCGGGCCACGTGCTCGGCGATCAGTTCGTGGTGGCGCCCATCATTGCCGAACAGGCTGATGCAGCCCCGGTCGCCGGCGGCTGTTGAAAAGCCTTCATGAACGAACCGCTTCCAGTAATTCACGTCCACCAGGACGTGCTGGAACTGGCCGGTCTTGCGGACGTTGGGGATGTACCAGTAGTGGCCTATGGTCTCGCCGGGCCTGCGGGCGTACTCGGCGATGGGCTTGCGGCTGGCGCGGAGGCCGACGCCCTTGGCGAGCATCATCACCGCGCCGCCGGCCTTCTGCTTCACGTCGGCGACGATGCCAGGCTTGTAGCCCATGTCCACCAGGAGGCGGTCGATCCGCATCAAACTCCCGCCACGGCTCCAGTCGCGGTTCAGGTACGCCGAGACGAGTTGCTCCAGCCCCGCGTGGATAGCGCCATCGGTGCCAGCCCTGGGGAACGCATTGCCCAACGTCCGAGTGGCGTCGGCCAGCGTGAAGGCCAAGCGCCGCTGGTCGGGCAGCGTGCCGTAATCGATGATGTAGCCCGTGAACGTCTCTTCCCACGCGCATACCGCGTAGAACAGCAACTCCTTGTGGATGTCGATGAACATCGTCAGCTTCGTGCAGGCCGGCGGAATCTCGCCGCGTTTGTAGCCGCTGGTCTTCTCCATCACCTGGTCGGCGGTAAGAACCTGATCGGAAGTCTGCTGGAGGGATGGCTCGTTCTGGTACTCGGCCGCGAAGGCCTCGGGCCCGACCTTCTTCCGCAGGTTCATCGCGTGCTGGATCGCGCTGATCTCGCCGCTCTTGCCGTCGTAGCGCGCTGCCCAAGCGACCTGTGCATCGGCGTCCATGTCCGCCTGATTGCGGCTGTAGAACTCATTAGCCGCCGCCTTGCCATCGCTGCGGCGGAGCTCGAAGTACTCCTCCCATGCCTTGTCGTTCGTGGGGAAGGAGTACACCAGGCGGGTGCATTCGCTGTCCCACTCCGGATACTCATCACGGTCCAGCACCGTGTCGGCCAGGTCGCCCTCGTACATCTTCGTGCAGGTCATCAGCGCCGAGATCTGCTCGCCCGGGCCGGCCATGCCCAGGACGTCGCCGTTGAGCAGTTCCAGGCGCTTGTGGGTCTGGTCCACCGACCGGGCCGAGTCGCGGGTCTGCGGGTCGTCCAGGAGGACCAGCGACGGGCGGATGATCGAGCCGTCCACGCGGGTGTGCTGC